GCCATCGAGCGGGCGGAACGAAGCGAGCTGGTTGATCTGTATGACCACTACGTTAGCATGGGCAACGAGTGGCTGCGCCGCCAGATCCTAGACAACAATCGCGTCGACATCCTCGCTGGAAGCGTGCTGGGGTTTCAGGTCAGACCTCTGCACCTGGCGATGATGCGTTTCCAGTTCAAGCACCCTCGGAACCTTCAGCTGGTTTTCCGAGGCGCGGGCAAGTCGACCTCGAACACGGTCACCAAGACCATCCACTTGCTGCTCAAAGATCCGAATCTGCGGATCTGTATCGCGTCCAAGACGATCAGCGCGGCGGAAGCGTTCCTCAAAGAAATCAAATCGCACTTTGAGGAAAACGACAAACTGATTGAGCTTTTTGGCCCCTATTATGACCCTCGGAAGGTGTCCAAGTGGGATGCCACAGAAATCGAGGTCCTGCCACGAACCAAGGTGGCCAAGGAAGGCTCCGTCACGTGCATCGGCGTGGGCGGTATGGCCATCGGCAAGCACTATGATGTGCTGATTCCCGATGACCTCGTGGACGAGGACAACAGCCGTACGCAGCTCCAGCGTGAGAAGATGCAGACCTGGTACTACAAGGTGCTGGATCCGACGCTGGAACCGCCAGACGCTGATGTGCCGCATCGAGGCGAGCACCACGCCTCCGGAACCCGTTACCACTACGCGGACCTGTACGGCCACTTCATCGCGAATGAGTTCAAGGAGGCCCACCAGATCATCCCGGCCTTGGACTCAGAGGGGAGGTCGCCCTGGCCGGAGAAATATCCGCCGGAGTGGTTCGCCGAAAAGCGCAAGAAGTCTGGCATCATCATCTTCAACTCGCAGTACCAATGCGACACGGAGGCGATGAAGGGCGAGATCTTCCAATATGACGACTGTGTCATCGTGCCTGATGACGCTTATCCGGACACGTCCAAGCTCCGGGTTTTCATGGGCGTCGACTTGGCGATCAAGGAGTCCGAGACCACGGACAAGTTTGCCATCGTCGTGATCGGCGTGGATCCGACGGATGGCAAAATCTACATCCTGGACTACTATGAGAACCAGCTGAGATTTGGCAAGCAGACTGTGAAAATCGTGGAGTACCACAAGAAGTGGGACCCCATCCGATGCTGTATCGAGGTCAACGCCTATCAGGACGCGCAATACCAGAATCTGCGCGATGACGTGACCGAGGAAGAACACGGGATTGATGGGCGGGACCTCCGGTTGAAGCCCATCAACCAGGACAAGGACAAGGTTACGCGCGCCTGGAAGTTGAGCGCCAAATTCGAAGACAAGCGTTTCCACTTCAAGAAGCAGCACCAACTACTTATTGAGCACCTGGTGCTGTTTCCCAACCACCGCTACAAGGATCTGTTCGACGCCTTGGACCTGGCGGTGCGGGCGAGTAAGCTCAAGAAACGCCGCAGGACCAGGCGCGAGCCGGGCATCATTTAGGAGAGTTCAGCGATGGGCAAAAAGAGATTGGCGACAGCCGGCGCTCCCAAGGAGCAAATCCAGCAAGCGACGGCCGCAGCCAACGCCAGCAACCAAGCCGCGCTCCGAGGCGTCCGTGTTCGGGTCATCGGCATCAACCAAGACGTCACCAAGCGCTTCGACAACGACGCAGAGCCGGGTGAGTCCAAGCAGCTTCCGGAGGATCCGTTCAGCACGATGGCCGCCGAAGGCGAGGTCATCGAGCCACCCTTTGATCTTCTGACCCTCGCGATGCTTCCAGAAAGCTCATCGGAGCTGGGGCAATGCGTCGAGGCGATGAAGACCAACATCGAAGGGTTCGGCCACCGACAGAAGTGTCGCGTGAAGTTGGACGATCCGGACGTGGAAGTGCCCGAGTCTCTGCGCAGCGACGTCAACAAAGAGCGCACTTTCTTGGCCAATTTCTTCGAGTATTGCACAGAGGAGTCCTTTGTGGAGTTTCGGGGGAAGCTCCGGGTGGACCTCGAAACCACGGGCAACGCATACTTCGAAGTCATCCGGGACGCCAAGGGCGAAATCCAATCGTTCAAGCACCTCCCGGCCTACCAGATGCGCCTCAGCCGGCTCGATGACCAGCTGGTTCCGGTGGAGCGTCCCATCCTTGAGCTCCAAGTGGATGGATCTGTCCAGGTCCGGACGATCAAGGAGTGGCGCCGATTCCGACGCTATGTCCAGAGCCGTTCCATCCATCGGCGGAATCTGTCTCTCATCGGACACAAAAAGCGCTGGTTCAAGTCATTTGGCGATCCGCGTCTGCTCAACTCGAACACGGGCCGATTCGAGGGCGACGAAAACACGACCGTGCCCAAGGGACAGAACGCCAACGAGGTGATCCACCTCAAGCTGTACAGCCCTCGCAGCCCCTATGGGCTGCCCCGATTCGTGGGCAACCTCCTGGCCATCTACGGCGACCGGGCGGCAGAGGAAATCAACTACATCACATTCCGCAACAACAACATCCCGTCGATGGCCATCCTCTGCTCCAACGGCCAGCTCACAGAGGGGACCATCGATCGCATCACGGACTTCGTGGAAAGCCAGATCCAAGGCTCGGACAACTACTCCAAGTTTTTGATCATCGAGGGCGAGAACACCTCGGACGATGGCGAGGATGGCGGCCAGATCAAGTTGGAGATCAAGCCACTAACCAAGGAGCAGCACGATGACGCGCTGTTCCAGAACTACAGCAAGAACAACCAGGACCGAATCCGCCGTGCCTTCCGAATGCCTCCCATTTTCGTGGGACGCTCGGACGATTACACCCGGGCGACGGCCGATGCCAGCCGACGGTTGGCCGATGAACAGATCTACGCTCCAGAGCGCGATGTGTTCGATGCGCTGATGAACCGCCAGATTTATCCGGCGATGCGCATCCGTTACCACAAGTACAAGTCGAACAGCCCGAACACCACGGACAACGAGCAGCTGGTGAAGATTCTGGCTGGCGCCGAAAAGACGGGCGGCATGACGCCTCGGTTGGCGCGGGTGGTCTTGGCCGACATCCTAAGCCAGGACGTCCAGGATGACTTCCCGGAAGGGTTCCCGGCGGACCTTCCGTTCAGCCTCACGATGGCAGAAGCCGTCAAGAACAAGGCGGAAGCCTCGGAGCCTGGCCAACAGGTTACGGCCATCAAGGCGATCCAAGGCGAGGACAGTGAGCCGACAGACCCAGTCATCGCCCACCTGCTCTCCATCCGGAAGGCGCTGGAAGATGACTGGAACGATTGAGCGCAACGCCCAGATCTACGACAGACTGCGACTGACCGAAGACATCGTGGCCAAGGCGCTCCGAGTCTCGGAGCTTTCGCAGATGTCGCAGATTGAGCTTAGGTTGCGCGAGCTGCTGGACAAGCAATGGGAGGCTCGACGGTCCCAAGCCACGTCCAAAGCTGGCAGCCTCGCCAAGTCTGGTGCCAACGCGAAGCAGATTGCGGCAGCCGTCCAAGCCACCATGGGCGCCTGGCCCTCCGACGTGACCAAGCGGTTCAATCGGGACGTCGAGCAGATCTACAAGCTGGCGCGCACCGCCGGATACAAGAAGGCCAAGGGGAAGATCAAAGGCTCACTCGCCTTCAACACGCCCAATGCCACCGAGCAGAAGGTTGAGAAGGCCAAGGCGGAAGCTCTGCCCTCATTCGACCTCGCAGACCAAGAGGCGATTCGCTCCCTGGAGGCTCGGAACACATTCTGGATTGGGTCCCACTACGACAACAATCTGTCCGAGGCGATTTCAGGCGCCACCAAGGAAACCCTCGTGGCGGCGGGCTCATCCCGGCGGACGGCGGCGATCCTAATGGCAGAGCGCGTGCGGGAGGTCTTGGGAACGGTCGTGACGCCTGGCGGCTTCCACGGATCATCCATCCAATACTTCGAAGGGCTGGCCGCCAACGCGGCCACCGTGGCGCGGACATTCGGCCAGATCCGGAGCTTCACGGACGTTGAGGTTGGACAGTACTCCATAGTCAACCCAATCGACTCACGGACTTGTCCAATCTGCGGCCACATGGATGGCAAGGTGTTCAAGCTCGAACAGGGCCAATCCCAGATGGCTCGCGAGCTGGAAGCCGAAAACCCAGAAGACATCAAGGCGCTCCATCCTTGGCTCAAGATCGGAGACCTCCTGAAGTTGTCCGCCAAGCCGGGACGCCAGCGGACGGGCGCCGACTCGGCCAAGCTTTCGGCAGCAGGGTTGAGCCTTCCACCGTTCCACTTCCGGTGTCGATGTACGGTTGACGTGACGCTCTGATTCCTTTTGGCTCTGCTGGGGCCGGGCTAGACTTGGCCTTGTGACGCGAAAGGCCCGCAGAGCCATCCCGGCGGTGGAACACCAAACGAGGAAGGCCACGATCAGCTCCCCGGCGTTGGAGAACGGGGGCAAGTTGAATCCGGCCAAGCTCCCCGGATCAGGCCTGAAACTCCAAAAGCGCATTGTGTCGCGGACTCGGAACGGCAAAAAGGTGTTCTGTGTCGAGTCCAAGGACGGCAAGCGCAGCTTTGGCTGCTTCACAAGCGAGGCAGGCGCAAGGCGTCGGCTCGGCCAAGTGGAGGGATTCGCGGCGGCGAGCAAGGTGGTCAAGGCGGCCGTGGAGAAAAAGCTGTTTGTTCCGATCCTGAAGCAGAACCAGGACGAACAGACCATCACGGGCGTCGTGCTCCAGCCGGAAATCGTGGATGCCCAGGGCGACATCATCGCCTCGGACGTCATCCGGAAGGCGGCCCACCGGTTCCTGGCCGACTACAACAAACAGACCAAGCTTGGTCTGATGCACAAGGACTTCAAGCCCAAGTTTGAGCTGTATGAGTCCTACATCGTTCCCATGGAGATGGTCATCGGGACCAAGGTTGTCAAAGCCGGCTCCTGGGTAATCGTCGTTCACGTCCTGGACAAGAATGTCTGGAAGCAGGTGAAGGACGGCAAATTGACTGGTTTTTCCATTGGTGGAAAGGCCAAAGTGCTCAAACTTGAACAGAAGGCGGCTGCCTAGGCCGTGGAGCACGAATCTTGTCGAATCAACTGAAACAGCGTTTTCTTTCGCTTGACGTTGACGAGATCTCGGTGGTCGACACCCCGGCCGTTGAGGTTGAGTTTCTGGTAGCCAAGCGACTGGAGGAAGAACCGATGGAGACTGCCGAAGAGACGGTCACCGAGACCAACAACGAGTCCCAGCCTGAGGTGGTGTCCGTGGAATCGGAGTCCACCCACGACGATGCCGAGGTCACCAAGGCCCTCGCGCACGTCGCCTCGATGGTTGAGAATGTGGCAAAGGCGGCTGGCGTGAAGCTGGCGCCGGAGACGCAGGCCGCCACTGAGGAGGCGTCCGAGGATGAGGAGACTGAGGAGCAGGCGACCGAAAAGGCTGCGAAGGGCATGGGCGGAATGCGCGACATGTACATGAAGCAGCTCAAGGGCGCAGGCATCAAGGGCGACGCCCTCAAGACGGCCATGGAAAAGTTTGACAAGCAGTTCAAGCCCTTCCAGCCCGGCGCGTCAACCCAGCCTCCGGTCAAGAAGAATGCCGAGCCGGAAACGCCCCAGCCCACGGCTGAGGAACTGGCCGAGCAGCAGACGCTGAAGGCCCTGGAGGGCTTGGAAGCGGCGATTCAGAAGGCCAAGCGTTTCACCCCCGCTCGTGAAGCGGCCCTGAAGCAGGCCCTCGAAACCCTCAAGGCGCTGTACGAGGACATGAAGGCCGTCCCGCAGGGCGCCTCCCCGGCCACCACGGTTCCGGGGAACACGTCGTTTGGAAGCTCCGGCGTCCAGGCGCTCACCAAGTCCATCGAGCAGCTGACCCAGACAGTCAGCAAGTCGGTGGAGGGCCAGGCTGAACTCGCCCAGCGAGTTGAGGCCATCGAGAAGTCTCGCACGCCGTCCCAGTCCATCGAGGATGAAGGCGGAACCGAGACGCAAGAGACCAAGAAAAGTTTCTGGTCTGGTGTCCTCTGAGGCCAGTAGGCCACCACCAGCCTGAGTCAACAAACAAAGAGCCTACCGGCAAGAGAACAACAAGGGAGACATCGGACATGGGAATCTCCAACGAGGAATTGGTACAGAAGGCGGTGATCACCGCCGATGCCCTTGCTGCGCAGGGCAAGCTGAATCCGGCCCAGAGTGACCGCTTCATCGATTTCGTCATCGAAGAAACGGTGCTGAAGGGGAACGCACGCACGGTGCGCTTCCGCAACGAGACTCTGGAGATCGACAAGATCGGCATCGGCAAGCGTGCCGCGGTGCCGAAGGCGGAAGCGGTTGATCCCGGCGTCCGTCGCGGAATCAGCACCTCCAAGGTCACGCTCAAGCCCTCGGAGGTCATGGTGCCCTTCGAGATCGGCGACACCTTCCGTGAGATCAACATCGAGGGCGACGATGTTGAGGATCACATCGTGCGGATGTTCGCGCGCCAGTTCGCCAACGACCTGGAAGAGCTGTACATCGTCGGCAACAAGCTTGGCCCCGCGGCGCTCCAGGGCGACCTCGTGGACGGCGGCTCCACCACGCAGTATGTGAAGGACGCCTATCTGGCACTTCAGGACGGCTGGCAGGATCTCGCCAACGGCGGAAACGTCGTGGACGCGGGCGGCCAGAACATCGGCCTGGGGATCTTCGGCAAGGCGCTCCGTGCGCTGCCCACGAAGTTCCGCCGCAACAAGAACATGCTCCGCTGGTTCATGAGTCCGGACCTCTGGCAGCTGTACCTGGAGAAGTTGTCCACGCGTGCCACCGGCCTCGGTGACCAGGCGGCGGGCGGCGGAAACCACGGCCCGTTCGGCGTGGCGGCGGTTCCGGTTCCCTTGTGGGACTTCCTGCCCCCGGTTGTCGAGCACATCGTGCTCAACGGCACGACTCCCACGGCGCTTCGCAACGCCAACGTCTCCAGCGTCGTGGTCACTCCGACCACCCTGGGCTC